TCAGTCGAATAGCTGGTGTTGATTGTCGGGTCTGTGCCATAGGCAACTGAGCCAGTTAGACCAACAAGCTCTAGGTTCTGAATGATTGCACCACGACCTTCGTTGTAAACAATCGTCGTGCCAAATTCCCAACGCACCTTTTGCCCATAATGGGTTGAGATGTTGCTAACCATGTAGCCTACAGATGTGCTTGTTGGGTCGCCCACCAGCCACTTGTCATAGCACCACACAAGGTTCTGTGCGCGATACTTAGAGAAACCTACCAAGCTGCTTGTCAGAGTGAACCAAACTGGCTGCCCCAAGTCCTGCGATGCTGCGCCATCAAATACAAGCGTGCGATCTGGCAAGTGAATATACAAATGCTCGTGCGCTTTATCGTTACGCGCCTCCAGCTTGACCGTAGACAATTCGACTTCGGTAAACTGAAGCAAGATTTGGTCTATCTCTTGCGTGCTGATTTTATTCGCTTTGGCATTGCCGCCAAGATAAACACCTGGAGCTTCATTAAAGCCACTACCAAGGAATGCGATGTTTTCAAGGTATACGCAGCAAGCATGAGTGCCGACAACGCCCTTTTCAATCTGTGCGCCTTCAATGCGCTGGAATGGGAATAGCTCACCGCCTACGTTGTCATAGACTTCTATGGTGTTCCGGTTCAGCGCGTAAATCTCATTGCGTAGCTTGAGCAGTGCGACAACAGGGTCTGGGTCAATTTCAGACGAACCATACTTCAGGGGATTAACCTGCGTCGGGTCACTTAGTTCCGTAACGACAAGAAACTCACCGTCGGTGGTCATGAAGTAACCATCTACCCACACCACATCCAGAACGATGCCAAGGTCAGGGTCTGTGACTTGATCCAAGCCAGTGCTAGGCGAATAATACCAAAGCTTATCATTCGAAGCGATAGCTAGGAGGTCAAAGCTATAATCTAAGGTAACCAGCTTTCCGTTGTTCTGAACGTCGCCTATAACCGTTATAACACCAGTGCTGGACACTGTAACGAGCTTAGAACCCATCACGCGATAGCAGATGCCGTTCCAGTTAATGCCGCCACGATCAACGCCAGGGCCAGTGCCGTTAGCTACCAAGCCATCAGCAGGACGCAGGAAGCCTTCGCTTATGCCGTTGCTCTTTGGCACCGGAATCATGTTCACCGGATAAGACGTGCGAAAGTCCGGCCCATTGTCCGTGTAGATGCCACTAAGGATTGGAACCTGAACCATTTACCATTTAACCTTATCAGCCCAAAACGCCGCGCTCATTTTACCCTTGGCTATGTTCTTTGCGTGTCTAGCCTTGAATGATGCGCGGCGCTTCTTGTTGGATTCGCTTTCGCCTTTGCTGGCGGGTGAACCCATAACGCCCTGCTGTCCAAAACGGATTGTCCTGATCTTATCGCCTTCTTTGGCAACCACGACGTGCGACTTCTTCGGATGCGATGGTGTGCGCTTAGGCTTGTTATAGCCAGCGACACCTGCACGAGTAAGGCGCGAATCCTTTTTCACTTAGCGCTTACTTCTTTTTCTTCTTGGCTTTGGTCATCGTCATTGACTTGCCAGCTTTAGCGGCGGCTTTCTTTGCCATCGCCATGCCTTTTGCATCATAACCAAACTTTTTTCCACCGACCATTGGCATATCAATTCTCCATTAACTGAGTTTACTTTTATCCAACGCGCCAGATAATACCGTCGCTGAATACAGGGATTTGGCTTGAACCACCGCCAGCAGCGGCAGCGTTGAATGTTGTCGTATTGCAGTTAGTGATGAACGCACGCGCACCAGCATTGCCAACGGCATTGGGCAACTGGTCAAAGCGCACAGGCGTTGTCTGAACTGACGAACAGGTAACAGCTTCGAAGTTTACCTGAATGTATTCAATAAGTGTCGTAACGGAACAGCGACGGGCATCGCCTTGGTTGGTTACGAACAAAGGTAACTGATCTCCACCGGAAACCTGTGTGACAGTTGGTAGCTGATTAATGGTAGGCATGGTTTAACTCCAATCAAGTGGGCCATCAGGCCCAGCATCTATAGGGTCGGCAGGGCGAGGGACGAATGGGTTATCCCAACGCCAAGGCTTGTTGCCCTGTCCGGTTGGCATTGTCTGTGGAAGTTGTTGTTCAAGCGGATAGGTCGCACGTTGCAATAGCACGTTGTAAGCGCCCTTAGCCGATACCTTAGTGTCAGGAGATACGGCCTTGCCGTACCCTGGGGCAATACGAATGGCTAGGTTTGTGATGATAGCTTCCCATGCGCTGTCAGGCACATTGGTTTCTGTATCGAGGTCGCTGTCTTGTGGGCTGCTTGGCATTGCGTAACCAAGACGGATGCCAGCAGCGTTCCATTCAGCCATCATGGAGTCTAAGCGCCGCAAAGCAGCCTCTAGCTGTTCAGGCTGAAGGTCAAAGACGTAATCTGCCAAGCCTATTTCTTCAAAGGCTGACGTTACGAATTGGCGCTTTGTATACCCCATTTATTCCTCCAACGCCGTTGCAATGCGTTCTGCTAGCTTCTTATCAGAAGTTCGCGCATTAAACGATACCTTTAATTCTTTAGCCTTAGTCTCAAGCTCATCGCGGGTCGCGTCTGATACTTCATCAACGGCATCTTCAAAGGCTTCAGCAGATTCAATAATCTCTTTGGCGTCCTTGCCACCCTTGGCTTGCTCATAAGACGCAGACCAGCCCTTGGCGATCAATGCGTCAAATGCCTCTTTGTCCGCAGCAGGACGAATAGCGTATGTGCCACCACGAGGCTTTTTAAATGGGCCAGGTATGCGATAAACTATAGTTGGAAAGTCGGTCACTTCTTTTTGCCTTTCATTGGCTTGGCAGTCTTTGCAGATGCAACGAAGTCAGCTTTTGTTGGCGCACCTTTGCTGCCAGGCTTCTTCATGCGCTCTGGTGTCTTGCCAGCAGCCTTCTGCGCTTTGATGCGCTTACGCTTCGCATTGATGTTAGCGTATAAGCCCATCTTCATTTCTTTGCCTTCCGCTTAGGAGCCTTCGATGGCTTACCTGCTTTCATTGCTGCATCGCGTGCTACATTGAGCGCAATGGCGATGGCTTGCTTTTTAGGGCGACCAGCCTTTTCTTCCATCTTGATATTCTTGCCGATGCTTGAACGGCTGTAACCTTTTTTCAATGGCATTGGTTCGCTCCTACAGAAAATGAAAGGGGAGAGCCGAAGCCCTCCCCAGTCTTATTAAGTTTGGTTGAAAAGCAGAACGCCTGCCATTTCTGGGTTCGTCATGACCACACCATACAGTGTGTCCAGCGTGTAAAGCGTCTGGAAGGTCAGTGGGTCGAACTTCTTGGTCATGACCAATTCGATACCCTGATCCGTCGATGCACGAAGAACGTCAACGCCTGCGCCATCTGGAACAGCATAGCGACCTGGGAGGAGTTCAATCGAATCCTTGCGCCAGAATGGGTTGATGTTCGAAGCAGCTACGTTCAAGAAGTTGACATCAGCAGTTGCCGAAGTCGCAGTTACTTCAACGTTCTGATACTGAAGTTCAGCATCAGTTGGCGACGAGTTTGCACCGATGATTGGAGGGCTGATGATCATCGAAGTGCCGTTGACAACTTCAATGACGCGGAACGTCTTGAGTTCGCCAGTCGAACGCTTCGTGATGTGGTGAACAGCTTCAATGCCATCGATGGTGAACGCATCGCCAGCAACAACGCCAGTTGTCGTGGAGACAGTGACGGTCTGATAGCGGTTGTCTACGTTCAAGATGCCGCCAGTGCTGCTTGTGGTCGCCTTAGGAACATAACGAACCTGAGCGCCATTGGTAGCAATGGTGACAGTTGCAGCGTTTGCAGCACAACGGTTTGCATAGTCGAGCTTGTAGGTCTGGAAGCTTGCGACTTCACCAACGAACGAACGCTCATACGCGTTAGCCGACTTCGTGCCAGTGAACGAGCGAGTTGCAATCGCCAAGTTGCCAGCCATGCCGTTGTAATCGCGGCTCGACAATGCGAGGTAACGATCACCAGCCATAACACCCTGTTCGTTCATGATGCTGTCGCAAAGTGCGATGTCATCATAGTCGCCAGCAGCGGTTGCGATTGGAACAACGAGCGTGCCTTGAGCAGCAGCCAAATCCATAACGGAAAGGTTGATGTCAGAAGCAAGCTTTTGCTTTGCGGAATCGCCAAGACGACCTTCCTGCAACGCGTCACGCAGTTCCAGTGCGTTCATCTGCCAAGCAGAGCACTTGTTGAAACCGAGAGTCGATGGAACAGAAAGCTGAGTCATTGTCGAAACGTCGGAGGCAATCGAAGTGCCTACAACGCGGTCGAACGACTGAGCGATGTAAGGTTGTGGACGCCAGATGGTGTCGCGTGCGCGTTCCATCGTTACGCCGTTGGTGTTGTATACGTTGATGTTCTTTGACAGGATCAAAGCATCGTTGAAGCCTTCGAGGATGTCCTCAAAAGCAACAATTTCTTCTTTCGAAAAAGCGTTAGCCATATTTAATTCCCTATTCTTTCTAAATTAGGTTTATTTCTTACGACGCTTGTATTCCATGACCTTTGACAAGTCTCCGGTCTTCAGAGCTTCGGCGCGTAAGCGTTCAAGTTGTGAATCAATGGAACCAGACACACGACCACCGCTTGTGGTGATTGTACGTTCTGGCGCGGTTGTTGCCCTACGGTTCGTTACTTTCAACTGAGTCTCCAGTTTTGCTACCGCAAAGGCAAACTTCACGGGGTCGGTGATTGCTGCAAGTTCCTTAGCTCGCTTGGTGCTTTTGCCAATTGCGTAGATAAGCAAAGCAGGGTTGTCAGAGCCTTGTAGAACTATCCCTTGTTGCGTTACGTCAAACGTATCTAAAGCCGTAGCCTCAGCTTCGTCATAGTCCCGCACCTTTAACGAGGCTTTCGCCTTCGCATAGGAATCAAGCTTGTCCTGCCATGCCTTAGCTTCAGCATCTCGCTGGGCTGCAACATTGGCTTCGGCTGCATCATATTCGCGTTTATGCTCATACCAAGCAGCAAGCTTTTGTTCGTACTCGTCGGAATCATAATCGCAGCTTTCAAGCGTTGGCTTAGATACTAGTGCAACCGGCTTGGTCTCAGTTGCTGTCGTATTTAGCTTTGCTTCAAGCTCACGAATCTTCCGCTCTTTTTCCCGATTTGATTTACGCAATTCACGCACCCAAGCAGGCGCACGAACTTCTTCATCTTGAGGTGGCGATTCCTCTCCGATAGATATTACGACTTCATCTTCGTCATCTTCGTCTTCTGGTTCATCGTCGATGGAATTGGTCTCATCATCCGATTGCTCATTGAAGTCTGTGTCGATGTCGATTGTGTCGATGTTGTCGTCGTTATCCTGTTCTGCCGTTTTCATGTTTTAACCCCATTAACTCACCCAAATTGTGTGGAGGGTGGAACCACATTCGTACTGGGTCGCAATGCTTCCCCAATCTTTTCAGCAGTCTCAATTGCCGACTTGCGCTGGTCAATGTCGATGTTTGAGATGGTCTCTGCTGTCTTGGCTTTCGTTTCTTCCGAACGTGCCAATGTGTATTCAGTGTTAGCTTGTGCTTGGATAGCTTGAGCCTGTGATTTAGCGGCTTCAGCAAGCAAGTACGTGGTCTGTGCATCTTGCTGCACGTTTGCTTGCGCTTCCATCATCTGCTGTTGTTCTTCTTCCGTTGGCTTAACAACGCCCAACTGAACTAGCTGCTTGCGGAAATATTCCTTGATGTCGCCAATGCCCTCGCCTTCCATGTTCATGATAGCCATAGCTTGCAGAACCTGTTGGGTTGTCGGATCAGTGGTAACTTGCATCATGCCTGTAAGCGCACGGACTGTTGCGTCACGGCGGCTGCTGAACGATGGGCCAACATCTACAGCGACATCAAATATAGCGTCAGCCAAGTTGTTCTCGTAAATCAGTTCGCCAGTTTCTTCGTCGATCTGTGGCTTCATCAGTTCAATCGAACCAACGTCCTCCATAGAGCCGACCGTCTTCATCTTGCGCTTTTCTTCAACGTAGATGTCTTTAGCCATTGAAAGCCATATCTCACCGCAGCGCCGAACAGCCTTAGCCATGTTGCTCATGTAGATGAACGTCTGCATATCCAAGCGGGTCTGGATTAGCTCAACAGCCTTGCCGCTGATGTTGCTGACCATCTTGTCTGATTGCTGGTTGTTACCCAGTATCTCAGCCATGTCGGATTCGGTGATCTGCAACAGCGCAGCCATCGCTGGTGGAATCTGTGGCGACTTGGTGTAAGCAACAGGGCCAGCAGCTTGAGTCTCACCATTAGGGCCAGTGATAGGATTGACCAAGAGGTAAGGATAGTTGCGAAGGTTATCTTCAGCCCACATCACTTGGTGACCAGAGACTTGCTCAGGAAGCAGGATTGGCTTTTCAACGGACGAAAGCGCACTAATCTCGCCCAGCTTTGATAGCTGCATATTCTTTAGGCGCTGCGGGTCTTTCGCTAGGCGCACTTGGCCCATGCACCGCTCTACGTTGTCAACGAACCAACGCTTGCCATAGACAGGAACGATAGGAATGTTCTTGCCAGCAATGTAGCCCATGTCGTCAAGAACGCCGCCACCGCTCATGATATACTTGCGGACGCGCTTACGCTTAACACGCTTCTGACGAACTTCGACCGTGCCAACAGCAGCGAGAGTTTCCTCTAGCGTTTCGTCTGCGTCGAAGTCCGCCTGCGTGTAGCGTTCTTCTTCGCCTTGGATTGTCAGGAATATGCGGACAGTCTCGCGGGTTTCTTCAACGCGATAGTATTCAGCAACGAACACAACATCAGGCGTATCCCAGTCAAACTCATACTGGTGAATCTCTTTGGGCCATGTCGCTGGGTCATCATTCCATTCAGCTTTGTAAGCTTCATAGGTCATGGAATACAGAACGAAGCAATACTTAGCGTCGGCTTTGTCCTGGCGCTTAGAGTCAAGGTCGAAGAACACAGAGCTGTCAGCGTCATAGATTGGCTCTATGCGGATGCGCTGGCGTTCATCCTCGTCGTTCTCATCATCTTCATAAGCAGTGCGTAAGCGCCACGCGCCAATGCCACCGCCGACTGCTTCCTCAAAAGCGTTGTCGTATGCTTCTTCTGCGCCGCTGTCCCGTTCGTCTGCACGATAGAGACCATTGCAAGTCTCAGCTAGTTTCTCATCCGTGTCGCCATCTTTGCTTACAAAGTCTACAGCGATGCGGTTATTTCGATATTCGTTGATGATACGAATGACGCTAAGGTGAATCTTGTTTACCTCGAAGCGCGGCTTGTTTTCGTATTGGTCACCCAGTGGGCCTTCCCATTGTGCGCCAGCGATTGAGTAGAAGCGTCTATCCTGAAGGCACTGGAGACGTTCATCACGCACCGACGATTGAACGCGGTCGAACTCCGTCATCGCCTGCTGATGGATGTTCTGGAACCTTTGTTCTTTATTCAGTCGAGCCATTTACCACCTACTCACAGTTGCCAAAGGTTGCACATCGAAAGTCTTTGGAGGGACTGCTCGACGTATGGCCTCGCACGCATAACGTAGCGCGTCTATAAGGTGATTATCACGATCCGCAAGGATTGGCAAGATTTGTCCTGTCAAGGGGTCGGTTTTATAACTGTAGCACGTTAATTCGTCAATCGTGTGCTGGCAGCGAGGGTGAACAACGATGTCGTATGACTTCAACCATTCGACGCCTTCCTCTACAGACTTAGGCCCTTTGATTGCTGGCATAATCTTTGGGAAGCCGTGTTTTCTCATGTGGCTGATTGTTTCAGGTCTTGCGCTATCAGCAACGATTGGCCACTTCTCAGACTCCGGAATGGTGAAGAACAGGTCTGGCGTGTCCATAATCTCACAGCCAACGCGATAAGCTTCATAGTCAACATAGATTGTTCTGCCAACAACATGGCAGCGAATTAGAACAGTCGGGTCAGATGCAAAACCCCAGTCAGCACCAAAGCGGTGCGTCGCGTCATCTGGTGTTTCGAAGTCCTCTATCTTCCAGTTGCGGAATACACGCGCTTCGCTGTTCGATGCGTAGCTACCCAGCCATACGTGCTTGTATTTGTCAGGGTCGCGCTCCCTGTCGTATTCCATTTCCGCTTTGAGAACATCAGGAAACCAAGGATTATCTCGATAGTTTACCTGTGCGACCACAGCATCGGGTGGCGGCGTCTCACCACGCAGCAGCATATCAATTGGGTCAGTGCTGTTCAGTGGGTTCCATGTGAACCACAGTTCGCTGTCTGGCTTACGGATTGTCGGACGCAATAGGTCGAGCGAGCGTTGGCTCAGGCTCTGCGCTTCTTCCACCCAAGCACAGTCATAGCCTTCCAGCGACTTAATCGAATCGCTTGTGTGGTTCTGCATTCCAGCAAAGATAATTAGACCGTCGCCATACCGTGACTTGATTTGGCTTTCCTGAACCTCGAAGTAATCCTGAACGCCAAGTTGTTCAATCTTTAGCTCCAGCAAACGCTTGACTGATTGGGCTAGGGACTTTTGTATTTCACGGACGCAAACAGTTCTGCGCCGCTGATCCATAACATGAGCTTCGATAACCATTTCCGCAAAGGCATGGCTCTTGCCTGAGCCGCGCCCACCATGAGCGCCCTTGTAGCGACTGGGCTGCAAGAATGGCTTGAACCAGCGCGGAGTTTTAATCTTTAGAGTTGTCATCAGTCATTACCCGCTCAATGCGTGTAACCATGTTGCCAGTGACATCCAGCTTCGATGGAGCATCAAGGCCAATCATTGTGTTGATAGCTTTTACAGCGTTCACTTTGTCGCTTGGCTTTGCGTCTGCGTCTAAGCCTTTAGCTATCGTTGACAGCACATCAAGGCTGTCTGCCATCGTCCATGTAACACGTTCGGCAACTGCTGCCCTTAGTTCAGCAACCCTTGTTGAAACATTGCTATCTGCCATTAGCCTGCAAGCGTTTGCTTGGCTGGTCTCTGGTTTAGTTGTCGGTTTAACATTAAAGGCTGTTCTGTAAGCCTCTGCTTGGCTTTTGCCTGATGCTACTTCTTGAGCGAATCGCTCTTGTTTAGGTGTCAATGCCATCTGTCTCAGCTTCCATAAAAGGTCTGGTATTTGTTCAATACACCAGCAATCATGAAATGAAAAGGTCTCCCTGCTTTTGTGCATCTTCAATGCGCTTGCAGGCTATGTCGAAATACTTTGGCTCACGCTCAATGCCGATAAACTTCTTGCCCATCTGAACTGCGGCAACGCCTGTGGTTCCACTCCCCATGAACGGATCTAAGATTGTGTCAGTATTATCGGGAAGCCAATTTATTGCCCACTTCATGACAGCAAGAGGCTTTTGGGTAAGGTGAAACCTCTCCTCTGGAACTTTACGTTTAAATCCATCCCATAGCCATGTAAAATGACGAACGGCCCGTTTTAAATTTGTCCACGCCATTTCAGCATCTGATTGATGGGATGTGGGATTATCTTTATACCAAATAAGCCAGCAAGATGTTGGTGGTAATTCGTAATAATTTCCTCCAAAAATAATTTGCCAGCGGCTAATTTCACGGCAAAGTGATATTACCTCCGGCTGCAATACGTCCCAATCGTTATGACCAT